CTGCAAAGTCAAATCGGTTTGGGATTTTAATTTATAATATAAATATATTTTCTCCGCGTCTCCTACGGGGATAAAATCACTGACAATCCATGTGCCGTCCGATGCAGGAGTAATAATTCCAGGAGTTGATACATTAGCACGTACAACAGTACTGGGATTCCATTTATTTGCCGAAGCAGGAATTTCTTCTGTTTCTACAAAAGGTTCAAGCTTATCGAGCATTTCATCTTCTGTTATAAGCTCATCTTTACTTTCTCCAACCGTGACCTTCCCAGCAAACCATCCGTTTCCGTCCCAATCTACTGTGTGTGCATTTGAACGAGCATTATTAGACGTTCCATTACCTATGATATGAGCATATGTACCATTGTTATCTGGTATATTATATTTACCCTGTACATGAGAACTGTTACCCGCTGCAATAGTGCCGGTTCCTTCCGAATGAGCATCTGCACCCGATGCCGTTGTTCCGTTACCTTCAGCATGAGAAGAATATCCCGATGCCGAAGTGTGATTATATCCCTCAGCATGAGATACCACCCCGGAGGCTGTTGTTCCATTACCTTCAGCATGAGAATAATCTCCGGAAGCTGTGGTTATTCCCCCCTCAGCATGAGAAAAATTTCCTTCCGCCTTAGTGGTTCCGCCTTCGGCATGAGACTTATGACCGGAGGCAACAGACAAATGACCCTCCGCGTGCGAAGCCTCGCCCAATGCAATCGTATGTTCTCCTTCCGCATGAGCGTTATAATCAATAGCTTTGGTATCCCAGCCCTCTGTGTGAGAACCCTCACCGGCTGCAATAGTGTTGTCTCCCTCTGCGTGTGCAAAATTGCCGCTTATAACTGTATCACCCGCGTCGGATTCAACCACAAACAGATAGCCGACATCTTCACTGAATTCCTGATATTCGTCTACTGTTATCGTGTCGGTGCTTGTATCAATTGCTGTGATGTTTCCAAAATTAAAATATAGAGTGTTTAAATCATTTAAACTTTCTCCCGCCCTTATCGACACAACATCACCAACGGATAAATCTGTGCTTCCAGATAATGTATACGTGTTGTTTTCCGGTGATGTAGAAGTAATCAAGAATCCCTTCTGACCGGCGCGGGTATTACTTCCTTCAACAAACGAGTGATTTCCGTTTGCGGCTAAACCTCCAACCGATTTAAGGCTTCCCGCCGTGCTTCCGTTAACAAGATTCGTGGCGTTTGATTTTCCCGAAAGGACTATACTTGCGGGAATTCTCCGCAAAGATTCTACATCCTCTCCTAAACCATTATCCTCAGGTTGAGTAATCAAAAATGATGCATCATTTTTGAGGACGTTTGTTGCTGTCTTTTCAGTAATTTTTTTTGTAGCCATTAATTGTTTACCTCCTCGTCAATAAGCAATTTCCACTGGCGATTGTTAGACAACATATAAACCGCCGAATTTTCAGAAACAATTGCTGTGCTTCCCGGACGGGGCTTTGTTTTGGATTGTGCCATATCTATACCTGTCGGCAATGAGGCTATATCCGAAACACTATCACAAATATATTCGTGATAATATCCTTCCTCATCAAAAACATACCCTGAACCTCCAATTTTTACTATTGTGTACATCTATCATTCTACCTCCTTTTATAATACTGCCATATAAATATACCGTGTACCATTGGCATTTTGCTGATACTTTGCTGCCGTTCCGTACCAACTCACAGAGAGCGTTCCCCAAGTCAGATAAATTTGGCTGCTGTCATTAGCCACATCATCGTTAAGACCGCCTGCACGCAGAGATTCAACACCGCTGATCGCCAAAAAGCCTCCGTAAGTTCCTCCCAAGGTGTTACTTTCCGGCATAATAAGTATGAATTTAGGTGCTTTACTGAAAGTTAAAGTATTTGGATGGGTGGAACCGTAATTACCAGTTCCTGTATAGGAGCCGCATACCACATTAGGAATTCCTTCACCATAAAGCTTGGCTACTAAAGCAGAATAGCTTGAGACTCCCGTTCCGCCTCTTGTTGGTGAAAATATACCGCTTGTTATATCAGCTGCGGAGTGGGTATGTTCGACAGAAGCCGCTCCTATCGAAGCGGGCGTGTTGCCATGGGGGTTTGAATGATCTGATATGTGCGAAATCATATTCATTACCGCCCTTGCTAATTTTCCAAACGCTATACTCAATTTCTCACCGCTTACCAAGTTTGATGCGGAGGATGGAGTTGTATATGTAGGCGTTTGGTCATTCGTTGTAACATTAGGTACATTTTCCAATGATACAGTTTGTTTAGTGATGCCGTGAGGATTGCTGGCGACTAAGTGTGCATCAAAGTCTGATTGCTGAACATATAATACAGACGGTGCAATGATAGCGGTTACGCTTGAAGCTGTTCCGACTTCTACGATCAAGCCGACTGATTGCTCAGCTGTTACATCTGATGCGTTTGCCTTCAGCATTCCTGCGTTATTCCCGTCATTACAATAAGCATATAACTTTTCTACATTATCTTCACCTTTGCAGAAAACGCCGAGCTCTTTCCAGCGAAAATCATTAACAATTTCTGTGCTGTCGAACCTTCCTATAATTCGCACATAGCCCGTTTCTTCCGTTTCTATTGATACAATTCCGAAAGACAGCTGTTCGTTGACAAGATTGTTGAGAGAAGCCGGATCCGTTCCGACAGGAACATCACCATTGCCGATTGCCATTCTTGTGAAGGTTATTTTTTCGCCTCCTATAGCTCTTATCAACAGGCTCATTCCGTAATCTGTAAGCTGTGGTACGGCATAGGCCATAAGTCATTCCTCCTTACTCTTCGTCAAATAAAACAAGTCCGTTTTCATCCATAAGATAATCTCCGTTTTCGTCCGTTAACCAGCTATAATCATCCGGGGCAACTCCGGATATTTTCATAGTCAGATTTGTACCGCTTTGCAAGGCGGTACCGACATAAACCTTTGTCGATTTATCTATCGTGAAATCGACAGACTCTAATATTGACCTTAAATTTTTATAAAATTTTACTCTTTCAATGATGCGTTCAAGTTTCTCATAGTCAACAAATACTCCACCTGTATCTATGAGTAATTTGAATCTGTGAGGATTTCCGCTATATTCCCACCATTCAAGTATTTTTACATTTTCATATATTGCTGATACGGCAGTAGATACCGCAGACGGAGTACCAAGCGTTCTATGAACATGCCAATGACTTTTAAATGTTGCTCTTTTCTCTTCAAGCGAATAGTTTTCATCCCACCAATCTATCTTGAAATCATAGGCAAGTATATCAAGTAAATCTTCGGGGAGTTCATCTATACGGGTATACAATGAAAGCAAATCATTGTTGTTATATGATTTTATCAATTCCTCAGCTGCCGAAACAGCCAATGCCATTAGTTTTGTGTCGTTGGCAAGCACTTCGGGGAATACGCTTAATAAGTTTTCTTGTGTGATATACTTACTCATCTTCATAGCCCCCATTTGTTGCCGTAATGGTGCCAAGCTTAGCTATTTGCGGCACATCATTATCTTTACCGCCACGAAGCGGCGTAAATGTCGGGGAAGTAATTACCACCCTTTTTATACCTGTCTGCATAAGTAGATTTTCCAATTTAGACGGGTTTATATCTCTTCCGAGTTTCTCGCATTGCCAATCCTTATATTCATTGACCTTGCTTGTGATAGCTGCCTGTATGTCTGATAACGATAGCTGCGTATCATTCGGAATGTAATATGTGAAAGTTATATTATAGTTCACATATTCGGGGTCTTGTACTGTTACATAATCTGTAAGCGGACGGACATAGGACTGGTTACACGCTTCTGCTATTGCCTGCTTTATGGTATCTGATGCAATGCTACCGTCATTCATCAATGCATAGATGTAAACATATCCGGCTCTTTCTTGACTGACCGAAACATCAATACTCGTTTCACCGTCCAGTAGTCCGTTCGGAACAATCGTTATTTGCAACAGTCCATTTTTATAATCAACCGTATAATCTGTGTCTTTTTCAGCAATTGTCTGCGCACCGTGAGGATGAACAATCAGAGTTTCGGCCTTTATCTGATCACCGCCTAAGAATGCATATTGTGTTTCATCTCCGTCAGCATATACGGTACATTCTTCCGTTCTGACCATAGCAGGCCGTATAGGCTTTACATCCGCTATTTCATCTGAAACGGATTTCGCCCAGTAAATGTAAGAGCCCTCAGCTCCCGCTGTACTATAGGAATCAAGAACAGCACGCATCATCTTAAAATATGTCTCATCATTTTCTTCCTCTGCACCGCCGTCACTTTCAGTAGTGTTGGCACAGGAAGAAAAATATAGAATGTTATCTACATCTATCAGTTTTTTTATCTGACCGACAGCATAACCATTTCCGATAGTGCCTACAGTTTCACATTGTATCATAACATCTGCATATGTACTTCCGATTGGTATTAACGCATCCTCTGTTGTAGCCCAAACAAGGTTTTGGCTTATGTCGGAAACTCTTGTTCCGGCAGGGATAGATATGGCGGTTTCCTGTTCAGATGAGATGTTAAAGCGCATTGTACATTTGGCAGCCTGCGCCGATTTCCTTTTAAGCGCATAAATCCATTCGCCGAGCGCATCAAGGTTTTCACCTTCGGCACGGCTTGGTATATTCTGATTGCCGGTATAATTCTGCTCCACACATATTTTAATGATTGTATCGGCAACCCACGCTATAAAAAGCCTTTCGGGGTCAGCGGGCTGTACCGTATGGCCGGTAATACTTTCATAGTTATTTATAATCCTGTTGACTATTTCCGTGCTGTCCGTTTCCACAAACTGATATTCAGAACTTCGGCTCATATGTCCACCTCCAATATTACAACTATTTTATCAGGCTCTTTTTCGTCAATCTCACAAATCACATCCGCAAAAGTGGCACGAGGCTCAAACTGTCTTAATGCATTCATTATTTCAGATGAAATGATAGTTTCAACAATGTTCATTGGACGGTCCCTGTAAGCCATAGGCAAACCAAAATCACGATACATCGGAATAGAACCTTTTGCGGTCGTTAAAATAGAATAAACATTTTGCAATATTGATTTTTCTACATCGTTTTCACATAAAGATAAGGAAAGCGGTGTGTCACTTCTGATTTTATGTCGCATATCTTATTCCTCCGTATATTCTGTAAGCGAAATGGTTATATCGGCGCTTACGAGATTTCCTTCACCGTCAAACCTTTTTCCTCTCGTCTTATGATTTTGTACAAGCCATTTATATTTCCCGTAAAATTTTTTTCCGATTACCAAGGAAACAGCTGTTCCAGTCCGTTCATAAGTAAATATTTTTGTTATATCTGTCATTGGGTCTACACCCAAGTATTTCGATAGGGTAAGGGGAAAAGAGAAGGTATCAGGCTCAAGTCCTACAAACTCCTGTAGCGCATTATCCAAATGTCTGTCATGTGTCTGTATTCTGGCCGAGCCGTTCCACTCAAACTCTTTTAAGGTCTTTATAACCTTTTCCGACACTTCAAATACTATATCTCCAAGACAACCGATTTTCATTATAACGCCCCCAATACATATCCATCTCCGTTAAAAGATGTATCGTAAATGCAAAGAACAACATCATTGACATTCGGAAGCCAGGGAGTAATTACAACTTTATGAGAATGAGAAGCAAAAGAAGCTTGACCGCTCCCTCCGGAAGTTGCTTCTGTTCTTTGCTCAGAATCTTTTCCGGGAATAAAAGGCGTATTTTTCAGCACTTTCAACCACCCCGAAACAATATTTACATCAGGGAAGAAAACTCTGACACTTCTTGTTTCAGCGTTTACATCGCTGACTTTACCAATTCGTATAGTTCCATCCATAAGCATACCTCCTATCGTAACAACTCATTTACCCGTTTCTGAACGGCGTTGTAATCATATCCCGCTTCTGTTAATCTGCGCCGTCTTTCTTCTCCGTTGCCCCAATCTCCCCGAATGACCTCTCTTGCCAATTCGTCTATTGTTTTTGTGATTTCAGCTAATGTTTCGGCATCTACCTCCACATCATCTTTAGAAAGCAACGCACGCCGCAATGTGATTTGCGTCGTGTAGCCGGAGTTTGAAACAGTATGCTTTGCCTGCTTGATGATGTACTTTGCATCCCAAGCGCCCCAGCCTTCCAATTCAACTGTGCAGCCTGCAAGCAGTTCGGGATCTCCGGGAAAAGTGAAGCTCCCTGTAAACTCATATTTGTTATGAAGTCTCAAACTCTTTTTTGCAAGCGTCAATGCTTCTGCTACACTCTCAACCTTTTGCCTTATCTCCAAACATTGATTTTTCCCGCCGTCTGAAAACTTGACTACGGTTTTATCTTCAGTTTTCTCTCTTTCGACATACTTGTCAGCATACGCCGTCGCCTCAATAACAGTTCCTTCCGGCGTAACATAGCTGACATGACAGCTTGTATAGGTGTCATTGGACGATGTATTTAATTTATAATTTGTATATCCGCCCTCTTTACCGTGTTTAATGGTTTTGATTATCGGCTTACTCTCATAAGCAGTTTGGTCAAATATAACTATGTTGTTATTTGTTATTTTCAGAGAAAAGCCTGCATCCTGGCAAAGCTTCTGTAAAAAAGCAATGTCGCTGATGCAATACTGCTCAACCCTTGTATATTGAATATCCTTCGCAAGAAACATACAGGTCATGCCGTTTGTTTCGGCTATTTCGTTTGCTATACCGGATAAAGCATAATTCTCCCAGGACTTTGATTTTTTTGTCTGCCGGATCGTGCTGCTGTACGGTAAAGATGTACCTTTAATAGTGATTGTTGCCGGAGGACCTGATGCGTTTATACTGTCAAGCTCAAATTGCCCGCATTCCATCCGTTCATCAACGCCGTCATTATGCCAATTTTTTCTGACTATAGCGGCTTGTATTTTCAATCCCTTGCTTGCCTCATCTTCTGCGTTTTCAGCTGTTGCAACAACCGCTCCGCCCACTTTCTGAATCTGACTAATAGCAAACCACCCAAGCTGTCCTACATGTATAGGATAGGGAATACCGCTTTTTAGATTAAGGTGCGTGATAGTGCCTTTATAATTTGACACAGCCGTTCCTGCTGTTCCGGTACCATAGCTCGACTGCTGAGGTCGTCCCGTTGCGCTTACTTCATCACCGATATTCCAATCAGAAGTTGATACCGTCTGCACGGTCGCTGATGATGTTGATTTATCATCAGCATTTTTATAAACCGGCTGCAAATATTTTTCTTCAACATAGGCTGTTTTTTCTGTGGTCTTTCCGTCCTCTACAACCGAATGTTTGAAATTGACCCAACCGTCTTTTATTTCCTTGACCGTGATTATTGTTCCGTAAGCCAATGTGCCAAGTGTTTTACTTTTGCTTTCTGTTCCGCTTCGGATTGCCAAACCGCCTTTTGCAATAACCTTGTATTGCTTAATTACATCTTCTTTTTCAAGTTCAGATGCCGACTGTATGGTAGTATTGAGCCAATCTTCGAGCCATATTCCCGAACGATCATGTAGCTTTATCTGCAAGTCGTCCGTTTCATCCTCTTCGTTATCGGTGTAAGTGAGGGATAAAAGATATTTTTGCAGGGATTGTGTAATGTCAACCCCTGCAAAATAAACTTCAATATCTGTTCTCCTTGCTAAGTTTATATCACTCATCCGCTCACCTGCTTCCAGGGTGGTAAGTTGTTACTCTTTACCTTATCCTCAACCTCCGGTATATTAAGCTCTATACCTGCAGAGAAAACATAGATTTTTCGGTACTGCAAATTTGCATTCATTAATGCATCTGTATAGCTGACATCACCAAGTACCTTATATGCGATACTGTCCCACATATCGCCTTGTACTGTTGTATATTTCATCATGCATATACACCTCGCTTACCATTTTCTGAAATCTCATCAAGCTCATCTCTGATTATTGTCCGTATTTTTTCAGACCAATTTTCAAGACGTGCTACTGTTTCTTCCGTAGCATTTCCTTCTATGGCAAAGTTAACATTTAACTCTATTGGTCTTTCGTTTGAAATGTTTCCGAACATAGCAGAAACAGGCTCCCTGTTGATTGCTGTATCAACCGACATTGCGGAATGTTCTTTCGCATATGCAGCCGACCGTTGTGCATCAAGGACTTTTTCGCCACCTCTGAACCACATCAATTCCGGACCTTCTTCACCAACCCAAAACGGACCTTGCGGAGCCGATTCGGTACCGGAAGCAAAACCGATTTTTTCTTTAACTTCCTGGTATACTGACTTAAATACGGATGTTATCGTAACGGTTTTATCCGTAATGCTTGCAAGAAGCGATTTGGCACTGTTGATATTTGTTGTAAAGTTGGTTGTATTTGCATCAAGGTACGCCTCAGCCTCTTCTTCATCAAACTGATGTACTTGTCCTGTGGCAAGGTTTATCTGCATAGCAGCATTCTTTCCGTCTGCTGATAGAGTTGCAACACCTGTTGTGTCGTCATACTGCAAGACTTTATACTGTACACCGTTTATCTTCATATATGCAGCGTCGGCTTTTGCATCTGCTATAATCTCAACGGTCTGCCCGTCAAGTTCCGATGCTTCTGTTGAAAGTTCTTCAAGAACATTTAGTGCTCCATCTGCGTCAAAGGATATCCTTTGATTTTCGGGAAGTAATCCTGCGGCATGAGCTGCCTCCGTTAATTGGTCTGCATATTGTTTAAGGGCTGCTGCTCCAAGCTCGGCATCTGCAGCCTGCTGTCCTATTGTTTGAGCAACTTGTGCAAATTCGGTTAAGCTACCTGTTGGAATATCACTAATGCTTATGTCAATAATATCCCGTGCGGCTTTTTTGTAAGCAACTGCTGATTCGCTGTATTCTAAAAGTTCTTCATTATACTTATTGATTTTTTGATTGTTCTTATCAATCTTACCGGTCAATGAAGATATTTCAGCATCAACGCCCGCAAATCCGGCACCGCTAAAATCGTAATCCAAGCCCAAGCTCTGCATATCTTTGTTAACGGCAGATATTGCATCTGTGTACATTTTAGCTTGTTCTTCATATGATGCCGCATCGTATTTCCCACTCTCCATCAAGGCGCTCCATCGTGCTTGATGTTTTTCAAGAATATTCTTTTCTTTGATAAGCTGTGAGGTTTCACTGCTTAAATCGTCTCGTTTTTCTTGTTTGTTGCCTACAGCTTCCTTTGCATCGTCATACTTTTCTTTAGCATTATAAAGAGCGATTTCCGCTTGCAGTCTGGCAGTTTCTCGTAATTCTGCATTTCTTGTTTCAAGGGATTTTATTTCTTCCTCTGAAACTTTGTTGTCATTATCCATATAAATGCCGTAATTATCTATAAGCCATTGCTCATTTTCTTTGAGTCGTTCTTTGGCCGCATTTACTTCATCTACAGACGCTGTTCCTGATGATATAGTAGCATTAAGAGATTTCCAATCGCTAATATGTTGCTCAAGGTCATCTGCCTGGCCCATAGCTTTCTTATATTCTTCTGCAGCGGCACTAACTTCATCTCCATACCTGCGTGCGGCAATTTGTGCTTCTTTATATGCATCTGCAATTCCTACTACAGTAGCGGTAAGAGCTGCTATAGATCCAACAGCAAGCATTATCGGAGCTCCAACAGAAAACATTGAGGCAAGGTCTAAAGCCTTGACAACCTTGCTTATTGCAGAAAAGGCTGTCATTCCGGCCGTTGCCGCACCTAATACCCCAACAAACGCTCCTACGCTTTTTACAAGAACAGGATTCGCTTGAACAAAACCGTTAACATCTCCGAGCAATCCCGTAGTCATTTTTGTAAGTCCGCGGAGCTCTTTGTTTGTCATTTCTCCGAGCGTTGTTTTTAGTGCATCGGAAGCAGAGTTCATAAGCGTAATGTCACCTTTAAGATTGTCAAGCTTAATTTTAGCCATTTTTGATGCAGCACCGTCACACTTTTTTATGTTTTCTGTAAGTGATTTGAAATCATCATCGGTCGAATTCATTATGCTTACGAATCCGGCCATAGCTCTTTGACCTGCTAATGCTTCGGCATTCTGCAATTTTTCAGCACCGGTCATCTGGTCGAAATACCCTCTGAGGTCATTTATTGTTTCACCGAATGACTTCATTGTTCCGTCAGCATTTATAGCTGAATACTCAACCTCTCCGAACGCTTCCGAAGTCAAAGTTACGCCGGACAACAGACCGTTAAATATATTTTTCAGTGCTGTACCTGCATTACTGCCTTTAATACCAGCATTCGCCATAAGACCTACAGCAACTGCTACATCCTCAATGCTGTAATCAAGAGCGCCTGCAAGCGCGGCACAGTTCTTAAATGTTTCTCCCATAATGCCAACGCTTGTGTTTGAATTTGTTGCTGCAGCCGCAAGGACATCTGAAAAATGAGCTGTGTCAGAGGCTTTTAAACCGAATGCGGTAAGGTTATCTGTAACAATATCAGATGTCATTGCCAAATCTTCTCCGGATGCTGCGGCAAGCTGGAGCACACCATCCATACCGGACATCATTTCTTGCGCATCCCATCCTGCCATGCCCATATATGTCATAGCTTCGCCCGATTCAACTGCGGTAAATTTCGTAGTTGCGCCGAGTTCCTTTGCATATGCGTTAAGCTGTCGCATCTCTCCTCCGGTAGCACCGGAAAGAGCTTCAACTGTTGACATTGTTTCTTGGAAATCCGCAGCAATATCTATGCATTCTTTGTACGCATCGGCTACTTCTTTTACTGCGGCAGCAACACCGGCGGCGGCTATAGCACTTTGGACTGTGCTAAAGGCTGAGGCAGATGCATTGCCAAACTCTTCTGCACTTTCTGCAACCGCTTCTTGTCGATCTTTAAGCGTACTCATTTGATTGCCCAATCTTGCGGATTCGCTGGTTAGATTGCCTGTATTTACGCCAGCCTCTCTGAGGGCAGAGCCCATTTGATTGAGCTTATCTGTTTGCTGTTGTAAAGAAGATGATGTTTTGTCAATCTGTTGTTGTTTAGAAAGCAATTTGTTTTGTAGAGATGATGAATAGCCTTCTGTTTCCTTTATCTCTTTCTGAATATTGTCATACTGCTGTTGAAGTGTCGCAAGTTTTTGTTTTGTCGCTTCAACCGCTTGCTGTTGTTTTTGATAAGCTGAAATGTCGGATTGAGTTTTAGAGAGGGTTTGTATCTCTTTTTGAAGGTTCGCAAGTTCTTTCTGTGCTCTTGAAAATGTGCTGTTAAAACTGCCGCCCGTCTGAGCATTAAGTTGGAACAGCATTTCAAATTCTTTTCTACTCGCCATATATACCCTCCTTTACTCCTGTTTTTATGATTTGGATTTTTCCCTTTCTTGGAATAGTTCATTGTTCGCTCTTATCCAGATTCGTAAATCACCAAGAGAGAGCGAAAGCCAATAGCTAATAGGCGTACTGCTGTTCCTTG